GGGCGCGGCTCGGGCAAGTCGCACGCCTTCGCCGAGGCCCTCGTCGAGGCGCACATCATCGACCCGAACCGCTCGACGGTGTGCGTGCGCGAGGTCCAGAGGAGCCTCAATCAATCGGTCAAGCGCCTCATCGAAGCGAAGATTGAGGCGCTCGGCGCGTCGGCGTACTTCGAGATTCAGGAGTCCGTCATCAAGGCTCGGCACGGGCAAGGGCGCATCATCTTTCAGGGGATGCAGAATCACACGGCGGACAGCATCAAGAGCCTCGAAGGCTACGACTGCGCGTGGGTCGAGGAGGCGCAGTCGTTGAGCCAGCGCAGCCTCGACTTGCTGCGCCCGACGATTCGCAAGCCAGGCTCCGAGCTCTGGTTCACTTGGAACCCTCGCGCGGAGACGGACCCCATCGACGCGCTCCTGCGCGCTGACCGCGTGCCGCCCGACGCGAAGGTCGTGCGTGTAAACTACACCGACAACCCCTGGTTCCCCGCCGTGCTGCGCTCGGAGCTGGAGTACGACCGCAAGCGCGACCCCGACAAATATCGTCACGTCTGGGAGGGCGAGTACTTGCGCAACTCCGAGCGGCGCGTCTTCAAGAACTGGCGCGTCGAGGAGTTCGAGGCAGCGCCCGACGCCGTGCTGCGCTTCGGGGCCGACTGGGGCTTCGCCGTCGACCCGACGGTGCTCGTGCGCTGCCACATCGTCGGGCGCACGCTCTACGTCGACCACGAAGCGTACATGGTCGGGTGCGAGATCGCCGACACGCCGACGCTCTTCGCGTCGGTGCCAGGCTCCGAGCGCTGGCCCATCGTCGCCGACTCGGCGAGGCCTGAGACCATCAGCCACATGCGCCGCAACGGCTACCCGAAGATCATGGGCGCGGTGAAGGGGCCGCGCTCGCTTGAAGAGGGCGTCGAGTGGCTGCGCTCGCACGACATCGTGGTGCACCCGCGATGCGTGCACCTCATCGACGAGCTCACGCTCTACTCGTACAAGGCCGACCCGCTGACGGGCGCGGTGCTCCCGGTGCTCGAAGACCGCGACAACCACGTTATCGACGCGCTCCGGTACGCCTGCGAATCGGCACGCCGCACCGCTGCGGCGAAGCCCGTGGCAGCGGTGGGCATCGCCCCCGTGGCGCACGCTTGGCGGAAGTGATACCGTCGCGCCCATGGCCGAGACGAAGACCGAGCGCCTCGCGCGCGTCCATCAAGAAGCGCTTGCGCAATTCGACGAGATTCAGAGCGCGCTCCAAGACGAGCGGCGTCAGTGTCTCGAAGACCGACGCTTCACGGCGATTGCTGGCGCGCAGTGGGAAGGCCCGCTTCAGCGCCAGTTCGAAAACAAGCCGCGCCTCGAAGTGAACAAGGTCGCGATCGCGGTGAAGCGCATCGTCTCCGAGTACCGCGCGAACCGCATCACGGTCGACTTCGTGTCGAAGGACGGAGCCGAGGACCGTCTCGCCGACGTGTGCGATGGGCTCTACCGCGCCGACGAAGACGATTCGGTCGCTGACGAGGCGTACGACAACGCCTTCGAGGAAGCCGTCATGGGCGGCATCGGAGCGTGGCGTCTGCGCGCGGTGCTCGAAGACGAGCTCGACCCGGAGAACGACAAGCAGCGCATTCGCATCGAGCCCATCTTCGACGCGGACACGTCGGTGTTCTTCGACCTGCAAGCGAAGCGGCAGGACAAGAGCGACGCGCGCTACTGCTTCGTCATCTCGTCGATGACGGTGCAGGCGTACCGCGACGAGTACGGCGACGACCCGACGAGCTGGCCGAAGGAGGTGCAGGAGACGTACTTCGACTGGTGCTCGCCCGCCGTCGTCTACGTCGCCGAGTACTACCGCGTCGAGGAGCGCACCGAGGTGCAGCGCGTCTTCCAGCTGCTCGACGGAAGCGAGCAGGTCTACACGCGCGAGGACTTCGACGCCGACGAGACGCTTGAGCAGATGCTCGCGAGCACGGGCGCGATGGAGCTCCCACAGCGTCGGCGCAAGAAGCGTCGCGTGCACAAGTACGTCATGAGCGGCGGCTCGGTGCTCGAAGACCACGGTTACGTCGCAGGCCCGAACATCCCGGTCATCATCGCCTTCGCCGAGCGGCGCTTCATCGACAACATCGAGCGCGCGAACGGTCACGTTCGCCTCGCGAAAGACGCGCAGCGCATCGCGAATATGCAGCGCTCGAAGCTCGCGGAGATCAGCGCGCTCTCGTCGGTCGAGAAGCCCATCCTCATGCCCGAGCAGGTCGCGGGGCATCAGCAGATGTGGACCGACGACAACCTCGTGAACTACCCGTTCATGCTCTTGAACCCGGTCACGCAGGCCGACGGGTCGACGAACCCGATGGGTCCGGTCGGCTACACGAAGCCCGCGATGGTCCCGCCCGCGATGGCGGCCCTGCTGCAAGTGACCGAGCAGGACATGCAAGACACGCTTGGCAGCCCGCAGGCCGCCGACAAGCTCGTCTCGAACATCAGCGGCAAGACTGTCGAAGCGATTCAGACGCGCCTCGACGCGCAGAACTACGTTTACACGTCGAACTTCGCGAAGGCGATGAAGCGCTGCGGCGAGGTGTGGCTCGGCATGGCGCGCGAGCTCTACGTCGAGGAGGGCCGCAAGATGAAGAGCGTCGGCCCCGAGGGCGACGTGTCGTCCGTCGAGCTTCAGCGCCCCATGATCGCCGAGGCAGGGACGATGGAGCTCGAAAACGACCTTTCGCGCGCGTCCTTCGACGTGAAGGCCGAGGTCGGCCCGAGCACGCAGAGCAAGCGCGACGCGACGGTGCGTTCACTCGCTGGCGCGCTTGCCGCGTCGAGCGACCCGCAGGTGAAGGGCGTCCTGGAGCTAATGCTCGCGATGAACATCGAGGGCGAGGGCATGACCGACGTGCGCCCGTTCTTCCGCAAGAAGCTCGTGACGATGGGCGTGCTCGAACCGACGCAGGAAGAGGCGCAGCAGATGGCAGCCGCCGCGCAGCAGCAGCAGCCCGACCCGCAAGCGCTTTACTTGCAGAGTGCAGCCGCTGAGATGCAGGCGCGTGCGACGAAGGCGCAGGCCGACACGGCGCTCGCCATCGCGAAGAGCGAGGAGACGAAGGCGAAGACCGTCGAGACGCTTGCAAACGTCAACATTTCCGCGCAGAGTCAAGCCATTAAGACGGCAGAAGCGATCGCGCGAGCCACTTCCGCGCGACCGCCGACACCGGCAGCCGGGCAGCCAATGCCCGAGTAGCAGCGCGACGTGATGACAACCGAAGAGCAGGAGACGACCACCGAGGCCGAAGAGACCGCCCCCGAAGTCGAAGCCGAAGAGCCCGCAGGCGAGCAGACCGCCGAGGCCCCCGAGCAAGACGAGGATGCCGTCGAGGACGAAGTGATCGTGAGCGTAGGCGACGCACCGCCGCCGCAGCCCGTCGAGGAGGAGAAAGACCCTCGCCTCGTCAACAAGCTGCGAAAGCTCTTGCGCGAGCAAGAGCGCAAGGTGCGCGAGTACGAGGGAAAGCTAAAAGCCACAGCGCCGGTCGAGCCACCACCGCCGACGCTTGGAGCGAAGCCGAAGCTCGAAGACCTCGACTACGACGCGGAGAAGTACGAGACCGCGATCGCGGCATGGTTCGAGCGGAAGCGCGCAGCTGACGAGCACGCGACGAAGCAGAAGCAGGCCGAAGAGACGCAGCGGCAAGCGTGGCAGGCCCGCCTCGACGGGTACGCGAAGGCGAAAGCATCCCTTCGCGTGCGCGACTACGAGGAAGCCGAACACGCCGTCACCGACGCCTTCGACGTGACCCAGCAGGGCATCATCGTCAGCGGCTCGGAGAACCCCGCCCTCGTTACCTACGCCATCGGGAAAGACCCCGCGAAGCTCAAGGAACTCAAGGCCATCACCGACCCCGTGAAGTTCGCCTTCGCGGTGGCAAAGCTGGAGACGCAACTGAAAGTCACGCCGCGCAAACCCGCATCCGCCCCCGAGACCGTCGTGAAGAGCAACACTCGCACGTCGGGCTCGGTTGATTCGCAACTCGAACGCCTGCGCGCCGACGCTGACCGAACGGGGGATTACACTCAGGTATTCCGCTACAAGCAGCAGCTCAAGGCCAAACAGGCGAAGTAATTTCCAAGGGAAAAGACAATGGCAAACGAATTCAGCAAGGAAGAGAAAGTCGCGTTCGAGCAGCTTCTCGAAGGCTTCAACGATGCGCTCGTGATGAGCCGCAACGTCAACGTCTACAACTACAACCAGACGGACGCGGCGCGTACGACGGCGTTCCCGTCCACGGTGTCGCCGAACTACGGCACCATCTGGCGTCCGCAGCCGTACATCATGACCTCGGTTACGAGCACCCCCGGCTCGGCCGTGTCGTTCACCGACAAGGAGCAGCTCTCCGTCCCGGCCAGCATCACGAACACGAAGACCGTGGCGTGGGGTCTCAACAGCGTCGAGCTCCGCGACGCGCTGCAAGAGGGCCGTCTCGCTTCGGGCGCGAACCAGAAGCTCGCCTCCGACATCAACCTCTCGGTGATGCAGGCCGCGACCTCGCTCGGCTCGCTCGTCGTCACGACGGCGACCCCCGCGGGTTCGTTCGACGACATCGCGCTCTGCGATTCGCTCATGAACGAGACCGGCGTCATGGGCGATAACCGCTACCTCTCGCTCTCCTCGCGCAGCTACAACGGCCTCGCGGGCAACGTCGTCGGCACGACGCGCTCCTTCGGTGCGCAGAACCGCTCCGACAAGGCGTTCGAGCGCGCGTACGTCGGCATGGTGTCGAGCTTCGAGACGTACAAGCAGGACTACGCCCTGCGCAAGACGGCCTACGCCGGCGGCGCGCTCACGGTCAACACGCTCAACGCAGGCGGCAACGTGAACTACGTTCCGCAAGCGTACAGCACAACGACCGCGGGCACGCTCAACGTCGACAACCGCTTCCAGACCATCACGCTTTCGAGCAACGTCGGCGTTGCGGCTGGCGATGCGTTCACGATCGATGGCATCTCTGGCGTGCACCTCATCACCAAGAGCTCGACGGGCCAACCGAAGACCTTCCGCGTCGTCTCCGTCGGCGCGGCGAACACCGTCGTCATCACGCCGCCGATCATCAGCGCCGACAACGCGCCGACGCAGGCGGAGCTCCAGTACCAGAACTGCGATCGCGATGGCGTCGGCCTCGCGGCTGCGTCCATCAGCTTCCTCAACACCGCGACCGCCGACTACAACTGCTTCTGGCACAAGTCGGCGATCGAGCTCCTCCCAGGTCGCCTCGCGATCCCGGAGAACGCCGGTGTCGCCGTCATGCGCGCGACCACCGACCAGGGCATCGAGGTCGTGATGCAGAAGCAATTCGCCATTGCGTCGAGCCTCACGCAGTACCGCGTCGACGTGCTCTACGGCACCGCCGTCCTGAACCCCGAGATGTGCGGCATCCTGCTCTTCAACCAGTGATTCACTGAGCGCGAGCGAAAGGAGGAGCGGCTTCGGTCGCTCCTTCTTTTTTGCGTTCGGCGTGCTACCGTGCGCCCCATGCCACTCGTCAAGGGTTACTCGAAGCAGGCCGTCTCGAAGAACGTTAAGACGGAGATGAAGTCCGGCAAGCCGCAGAAGCAGGCCGTCGCCATCGCGCTGAACACCGCCCGCAAGGCGAAGAAGGCGGCGAAGTGAGTGCGCCGTGCTTCGTCTTCCGCATGGTCGCAGGGCGCGTCGTCTCCGAGCGCGTGCATGATGCACGCACGTTCGAGCGTCGTCTTGCGCAAGGGTGGGTCACGTCTCGCGACGGCAAGCCCGCGCAAGCTCCCGAGCCCGTCGCCGCTCCTGAGCCTGCGTCGGACGACGTAGCGCCGACGCGCGCCGAGCTCGAAGCGCACGCCGCCGACATCGGCCTCAAGGTCGACGGGCGCTGGAGCGACAAGCGACTGATGACCGAACTCGCGAAGGCTCTTGAGGCTGGCTGATGGGCTACTCGAAGCGCCAGTTCATCGAAGCAGCGTTCGACGAGATCGGCCTCGCGGCCTACACGTTCGACATGCAGCCGGAGCAGTACCAGAGCGCGCTTCGCCGCCTCGACGCGCTCATGGCCGACTGGAACGAGCGCGGCATTCGCCTCGGCTACCCGCTCCCAGGCTCGCCGCAGGCGAGCAATCTCGACGAGCAGACGAGCGTCCCTGACCGCGCGAACGAGGCCATCATCACGAACCTCGCGTGCCGAATCGCTCCGAGCTACGGCAAGCAGGTCATGCCCGCGACGATGACGACGGCGCACTTCGCGCTGAATACGATCATGGTTCGCGCCGCGACTCCGGTGCCGATGCAGCTCCCGAACACGATGCCCGTCGGCGCGGGAAACAAGCCCTGGTGCCTTCAGGGCGACCCATTCATGCCCGAGCCCGTCCCGTCTATCCTCGCGGGCCAAGACGGCCCCATCGAATTCGAGTGAACCATGCCGACGATTAACGAACTCGCCTCGACGAACATCATCACGGGCTCCGACCAGTTCCCCGTCTACGTCTCCGGCAGCGGCGACGCGCGCAAGGCATCGGCCTCGGTGCTCCTCGCGTACATCCAGAGCGCGTGGATGGACCCGAGCTACACCCGCGTCACGGCGTCGCCGACGCTTGCAGGGTTCACGCTTCCGCTCCCGACGACGGCGAACTCGCTCTTCGTGCTGCTCACCCCGACGGGCACGATGGCGACGGGCACGATCGTCCTCCCCGCTGCCGCAAGCGCAGCCGATGGGCAGGAGATCATCGTCTACACCTCGCAGGAGGTGACCGCGCTCTCCTTCACGCTCAACGGCGCTACGGCGCTCAACGGCGCGCCTTCAGGGCTTCAGGCAAGCGCGTCGCTGACGCTGCGCTACGACGCGCTCTCGGTGGCGTGGTACACGGTCTCGAAGCCCACCTCGGTCGGCTCAGGGACGCCCAACTACCTCGCGAAGTGGACGGCCCCCTCGACGATCGGCGATTCGGTCGTGCGCGACAACGGAACCGAGGTCGGCATCGGCAACGCCCCGATTGCAGGGCAGAAGCTCACCGTCGGTGGCGACGTGTTCGTGCTTCGCACCGACTCGGACGTGTCGGTGGGAGCGGTGAACGCAGCGAGCACCGCGCCTCGCAGCGTCTTCTTCAGCGCGTCAAACTACACCGACGGCATCACGGGCACGGCGGGCTTCCGAACCAACACCGCGCGCGGCACGCTCCTCCTTCCCTCTGCGGTGCTCTCCGGCGACCCTATCGGCGTCTTCTCTGCTCGGGCCTACGACGGCACGGGCTTCTTCGACGGCGCGCGCATGACGACCACTGCGCAGAGCAATTGGGCTGCGGCTCGCTCGGCGTCGCTGACGTTCTCGACGTGCAACGCTGGCACCGTCGGCGACCGCCTCTACATCTCGCCCACCGGAAACGTGCAGCTTGCAACAAACAGCACCGTCTTCGACGCGGGCGGCACGGGGCAAGGCGTGCGCCTCTCGTCGACGGCTAGCAACCTCGATCCGAACGTGCTCGACGCTTACGACGAGGGCACGTTTACGCCGGTCTACAACGGCTCGGGCATCGTCGGCACCGTGACCTTCGCAGGGCGCTACCAGCGCGTGGGCAACCAGGTCACGGTCGAGATCACCATCACGACCGCAGCGGCCTCGTCGCTGACCTTCACGACGCTCCCGGACTTCTTCAACAACTTCCCCGCCGCGATTTTCCCGAGCACGGACCTTGTTGCTGGAAATGCAGTCTCCGACCGCATCTCTGCGTTTGTCGCGAAGAGCGGAGCCACCTTTATCGCAAAACTCCAAGATAATGACGCAACGGTCCTCATCCCAGCCGGAGTGTCCATTCGCTTCACGCTCGCAACTTACCTCATCTGACCCAGGGCCATTCCATGAGCTACTACACCCAACCATTCGCACCAGCCTACGGCTCCGGCGTCGTAGTCACGCCAGGCGCGGCCTCCGCTGTTCAGTTCATCCCCAACAACGCCACCGCCGTCGAGATCACGAACACGGGCACGGTAACGTGTGCAGTGTGCTTCGCCGAGACGAGCTCCGTTACGGCCAGCCTGACGACAGATTACATCATCCTCGCGGGCATGAAGGTCGTCATCACGAAGCCGCGCGACTGGAAGTATTTCGCGCACATCGGCACGGCAGCCGGTTCGCTTCACGTCATTCCTGGCGAGGGCTTCTGAGATGACACTCAAGGCAGTAGCAATCACGGGCGGCGGCGGCGGCGGAACCATTACGGGCAGCGGCGGATCTCAGTACGTCGCCGTGTGGAGCGGCACAAGCACGCTGACGACCGGCTCTTTGACGGACACCGGCAGTCGTGTCGGCATCTCGCAAACGTCGCCCGTGACGACCTTCCAGGTCGGCGGCAACACCGTCGCGACGGCTTCGCCCGTTGGGGCGTTCTGCACGCTCGGCAGCAACAGCCGTTTCACGGCAGACGACGGCACGCGCGCGCTCACGCTCGCGGCGGACGGAACGAACGCCATCATCGGCACGACGACGGCGCATGACCTGCTCTTGCAGCGCGCTGGAGTGACCGCCGCGACCATCAAGGGTGGGTCCATCGCGACGCTCACTGGCGCAACCCCAGCAGCGACGAACGGAACGTACGTGCAGCTTGCGCTCACGGGCGGCACAGGCGCAGGCGCAACAGC